AGCTTCTTCAGCAGCTAATTGGGCTGCACGTTCTTGCGCTGCGGCCTCAGTACGAGCCGCTCGTTCAGCAGACTTACCCTGCATAAATCCACCAAGTAAACCAGCGCCAGCAATAATAAATGGCATATCAATCTCCCTTAATCAAAATCTCATCCACTTTAGACGGGTCTTTCTCGTCTGTGGCATGAATGCAAAACCAAACACAATCAGTAATGGCTTTTACACCATGAGTAACTCCAGCCTGAATCTCAATGCAAGCTGGCGCAGAAACAATGTCAATCTCAGTACCACGCAATACAGCAACCTTGCCATGAGCCAAAATAGACAAATGACTAAAGTTGTGCGTATGCTTCATGATTGCCATACCAGCCGTAAAGAATGATTCTTTGGCGTACAGGCCATCACTGAAGTGATGAGTAATGCGAAATTCTGGGTCTTGCATCATCATGATCTTAATTTCCAATAGCTATGAAGTACACATCGTTTGAAGCATCTGCATAACCTGTAAATTGAGAAGCACTCAAAATATTTAAAACAATTATGTTGTTTGCTGACGGAGAAGATGCGCCTTTAGCTACACCAACAACACAAAAACAAGAGTTTGGAAATGCAATTGGGAAATTTATTGCAGCACCAGAGGTAATAAGCGCAAAAGTACCCCATTGAACATATAACCCAGATGGTAATTTCTGGTAACCATTTGTACTTTGTGAACTTGACCAATCAGTCGATAATAGTTTTGCAAATGCAACACTTGATGAAACCAACTGAGATCCATCAATAGTTTTGTTTGTCAATGTTTGACTGTCTGAAGTACCAACAACAGTTCCACTTGGGGCTGTCTTTGTTGCCCAAGTATCAAGGTCGGCATCCCATGCTTGTACGTTTGTCCCAATAACCAAGCCAAGATTAGTCCTTGCATTAGCCGCAGTAGAAGCACCCGTACCACCATCAGCAACCGCCAAATCAGTTATACCTGTAATAGTACCCGCTGAAATATTTGCAGTTGCAATCGTTACAGTACCCGTAAGCGTAGGACTAGCTGATAGAACATTGCTTCCTGTGCCAGTAGACGAAGTAACCCCTGTACCTCCATTAGCAACTGGTAAAGTTCCAGTTACTCCTGTTGTAAGTGGTAAGCCAGTAGCATTAGTTAAAGTAGCTGAAGTTGGTGTACCTAAAACTGGAGTGACTAGAGTAGGGCTTGTAGATAAAACATTGTTGCCAGAACCAGTTGAAGCTGTTACGCCCGTACCACCATTTGCAACAGGTAAAGTACCAGTTACTCCAGTAGTCAAAGGTAAGCCAGTAACATTCGTCATTACTCCGCTTGCTGGAGTTCCTAATGCTGGAGTTACAAGCGACGGGCTAACCAAATCAGCCTTGCTTGCAATAGCAGTCTGGATATTGTTGAACTCAGTGTCAATCTCAGTACCCTTGACAATCTTTAAAGGATTGCCAGAAGATAAATTGTCTTTAGTGGCGAAATTCGTACTCTTGGTGTAGTTTGTCATGGTCTTCCTTTAACTTATCTTGCCTTGTTTGGCTTGAATCTCAATCTTCTGAATAGACAATGGCGTTCCATTAATGTCTGATTCATATCCTGTCTGAACAACCTTACCTGTACCTGTTGCTGAAACAACCAGTGTTTGCAAGGCAACGCCATCTGTGTACTGAGCAATCACTGAAGCATTAGCGCCATACTCAGCAATACCATAGTAAGACTCACCTTGGGTAGGAATAGTGTCGTTATCAGACAAGTAGTTTGTTTTGAAGTCAAATCCCCACTTGAATGTCACTGTCTGATTAGTACCGCCAATCACAACAATTGACAACTTCTTCAGAATTGAAGTTTGATTCTGGTTTCCAAGGTCAGCATGATTGGTGTAGTACAACATCCGATATGCTGTCTGGTAATCTTGGTAAGTGCTATACAAACCAATATATCCATTCTTGCCAATATACAAAGTACCATCTCTACGAGACAAGAAAGACTTTGGAGCAATAGCGTCCCAAGTTGTTACCCTAGCAGCACCATCAGGAAGATAAGACTTTGTATCAAAGCACCAAACACCATCAATGCTAGGTGTTGTCAAAAGGTAAAAAGCCTCACGCTCTGAATAAACTGACTTTACGTTAGCCAATGTCTCACCAGCAATAACATCCATCAAGTCATTGCGGATGTTCTTAGACAAGTCACGTTCTGGAGCAGACTTCTCTTGGATAGTTCTCATCAACGATCTGACACCAGAGTTTGACAAGAACAACACATCAGTGCTTGTAGTTTGAATACTGTCTCTAGCAATGCAACCAATACCCTCAACAGTGTCACTCAATGACATAGTAGAAGGAGAAGTAGCACCCTGATAAACCAAGATTTGACGCTTGCCGAAGATGAACAAAAAGCCGTTATGAGCAGCTAAACCAGTGATCTGGTCAGCGCCATTCACCCAAACATTGTTGACGTTCAACGAGCCAGCAGTGCCTGTAGACCAAACATGACCTGAGATCAAGTCACTGAAGTAGACAGTAGCGTTGTTTGCTATTGTTGTTGCCGCCCACAAGCGACCAAAAGCTGAAATGCAAATATCTGCATCAGGCACAGTAGCTTGATAACCAGTCTTCTCAGACACTCTACGGTATGTAGTAGTGCTTACAGCAGGGTCATAGATCAAAGGATTGTGACCAGACTGGAAGAAGTATGTGATGCCATTCAAGGAGGCACACTGCCAGTTACTTGCAGTAATGGTAGGAGCAGTACCACCCCCCCCATACGTCAACTCAGTCACAACATTACTAGCACCAAGTTTAAATATCTTGTTGTTGCCAGCAAACAATACAGTGTATGTACCGTCAGCAACAACTAACTCATGGATAACATTAACGTCATTTGCGCCAAGGTTTCCAGAAGAAGAATTAACTCTAGCCCAACCCTTGCGTGAACCAATACGTCCATACTGGTCAATGATGCAGTTGGTTGCAACCAAAGCATATCCAGCCGCAAGATCAAGAGGAGAGTCTTGCGTGTTTAGCCCGTAAAATCCTGGGGCTGAAATGCTGAATGTTTGAATTGCTTGGCTCATACTGGAACAAACTCCTGATTCTCAGGATAGCGAGTACCTTCCAATGCAATGTAGTCAGACAACATAGCCTTGTACAAGGAATAAGCCTCAGATGATGACAAACCACCATCTTCACCACGCTCAACCAATGCACGAGCATAAGCATTCTGGACGATCAAAACATCAGGAACAAGCACAACAGTAGAGTCGCTAGACAAGGTGGCTTGTGGCACTGTCAGGCTAAATGGAATGCTATACACGCCATCAGGACGAGGATAGATCGTTACTTTGGTGTCGTAACTACCATCAACACCATCAAAAGCATAGTAGGCGGGGATGCCGTTAACAGGGGTAGAGAAGTTCTGATAACGATTCATCGTAGCAAAGTCCACATTTCTCATGCGTAAGTTGCTAGTGACGTTCAATGCATCAAGTACTTGGAACTTCTGACCCGAACCTGTCAGGGCATAAGAGTATGTACTTGAATTTGTTGATAAAGTGATTGTTGTGCCAAGGACATTCCAAGCAAAAGCATCTTCAACCTGACGCTTTGCATCATTGACAAACTTGCCAATAAGGGAGGAATAAGATGTTTCTGCAACAGTGGAAACAGTTGTTTCACGCAACCTTACAAGGACATCGTTTACAAGTTCTAAGTATGTCATCTGCTTTTAGCCTTTGCTTTGTTCCTTGCGGATATAGCTTGAGCTTTTGCCTTTGCGTCAGCTTTGGAGTTAGCACCCCAAGCCTTTAGCGAAAGAAGCAGTCTTGTTGGTTCACCTTTCTTGTCGTATTCAGCACCATAGTTGCCACTCATACGAGCCAAGAAACTTGCCCTGCGGGGGTTGTCCCCTGCTTTGACCGGAGGCTTCAAATTGCCACCAGTTGCCGCATTATAAGATGCTCTCCCCTTGGCATTCAAGCCGCCTTTTGGATTCTGACCAGCTTTTGTTTGCCAAGTTGGAGTCTTCATTTACTTCACCTTTTTAGGCTTCTTTGCAGTCTTAGCCGCCTGTTTGAAGTCGGCGGCTGTAGGTGCGGCTTTAGACCCCACCTTGTTCATCTTCTCGCCAGAACCAGCCTTGATACGAGCTTGTTTGGCGTTAATTGAGGCGTAGAGTCCAGTTTTCATTTCATCTTCTTCTTGGGTTTAGCCTTGCCAGCCTCACTCAAAGCAATGGCAATAGCCTGTTTTTGGCTTTTAACCACAGGGCCACCCTTACCAGAGTGCAAAGTACCTTCTTTGAACTCCCCCATGACCTTCTTGACCTTCTTCTGAGATTTAGTCATTTTCATAGGGTTTCTCCTTAGTACATGATTTTGGCGGTAATCGTGCCAGTTACATAAACTGTGCAGTTTGCTCTCAAATACTTGGGAGCATTAGCAACTGTAACGAGTCCATCAGCAGTCAAAGCAGTGCCAATAGTTGACCAATTTGTACCGTCAAGGCTACCTTGCAAAGCAACGGTGGCAGAAGTAATGCCACTAACTTGCAAGAATGCTGGTTGACCAGCGTCAGCCTGAACTGCTTTAGAAGCACCTGTTGCAACAACAGCACTCAACAAGGTGACAGGAGTGGTTAAAGATGACATTATTTACCTCTTGAAGATTTCTTCATCATGTTGGTAGCAGTACGACCACCACGCATAGGCATAGCCTTCTTTGGCTTACCAATAGCAACCATGATGGTTACAGGGATACCCTTTTTCTTACCGTACTCTTTGGCTTCTTTCTCGCCTTTTTCAGAGTAGGGAAACTTCTTTTTTCCGACCATAGGCATAGTGTTCTCCTTATTTCCAGATACGATCAACAATAAAGGTAACGATACCGCCCATGAAAGAAGCGATAGTCATACCCATCCAAAAACCACCTTTACCCTTGTTGGCAAGTTCC